CTGCTTTCTCCCACCCCTCCGCCCCTCCCGCTGGGAGGGGGACAGGCTCAAAGGAATTGAATTTCCGGCGAACAGGCGCGCCGATCGTCCGTTGAATACGCCTATATGATTTTTGTTATCCCCGTCGCCGCCCTGTTCCTATCACTTCGGCAACTCACCGTAAAGAGGCTTTCGCGGCATATCCTCGCGCCGCTCTGCGCCGCTCCGGTATTCCACGTTCCTCTTGACGGCTCGCCGCCTTCGTGATCTTTGAGAAACAGGCGACGGGGAATTGAACAAAAATCTAATCTTATCGGCTTTGGTTGCCTAACCTTACACATTTACAAGGCGTTCCACGCTGATTATCAATCAGCATTTTAGAACCCGCTTCCGCCCGCTTCTCGGCGGCGCGGTTTCGTCCTCTTCGCTCTTTACATATTTGAAATTCATATACCCGTATGGCGTTATCTTTGCCGATACAAGTTTATATCCCTTCGGCGGTTTCGGCGGCTTGTTTTCGGAATAGGCGCGCTTTACCTCGGTTGCTTCCTCCACTTCCGGTTCGCATAAATTCCGCGTTCCCTTGTAGTGGCGCGCGCCCTGTTCCGGTTCCCAATGGTCGAAAAGGTAATTTGCAAGCCCTGTGTAATCCTGCCCGTGATCTACGCCGTTATAGTAATTGTGTTCCCGCAAGTGTTCGATCCGCAAAACCGTTCCGGCTTTCCATTTCTCCCGTATCTGCTCTTCGGTAATCCCGTTCGTTACCATGTGAAAATGAATGCGGTTCGTTGATTTTCCGCGCCCTTTTGAAAGAACGGCTTGCATATCTGGATTTAGCCGCCGCAAGCGCCGCCAGAACGGGTTTATAATCGCGTCCGCTTCCTCGTATGTATGCGCTTCGTTTTCCCGATCCAGCGTCAGCGTGATATATAGCGACTGCGGGGAAAACGTCGCGTTGAATTTCCGCGCAAAATTGCGGCGGGCGATCTGCCTTTTGAATTCCTCGTATTCCTCTTTGCTGCTAAATCGCGGGCGCGGCTCGTATTTGCCCGCGTCCTTTACTCGCTCCGGCACGGTGTAAACCTCCTGTTCGCATACGCTCCCCGCGAAAATGCGGCGTTTTGCCCTCATTTTTTCGACCTCCTGCATTGACAAGAAGCCGCACAAATGCTATACTACATATGGTTATGTGTTGCATTTGTGCAGCTATTTAACGTTCATCGGTTGCCGCCGATGGGCGTTATTTTTTTGTCTGTTTTCATATCCCGACTACCTCCAGCAAGCCCGCTATGTACGGATCGCGGCGGCGTTCCGGCGAAAGCGCCTTTGCAGCTTCGCGGCACTCTTCCCGCAAGCATACCCGCTCTTCAAGGTTGAAGGAAGAAGCTGGATCGTGAAGCGGGAAATATGCTTCATAGCTTACAAGCTCCGCTTTCCTGCATTGCTGCCCGTGATACCGGTTCAGCCGCAAAAGCCTTTTCTTTACCGCGCCGCATACATACGGTTCAAAACTCGCCCCCGCGCTGATCCCTCTTGTAAACGCTTCTTCTGCAACTATAACAAGTTCGTTGTATGCTTCCGCTATAATATCTTCCATTTCGTACCACACATTTTTATTGCGAAGGGTGCCCGACATTTTCAGCGCGGTATATTTGACAGGCTCTAACGCCGCTATGATTGCCGCGTCCCGCTCCGCCTTCGTTGCGAACGGCTTTACGCGCGGTTTATACTCCGCCGCTGCTGCCGCGTAATGCTCGAATAGCTCTTCCGGCTTTACCCCCAGCGCGTCCGCGATAAGCTGCGCGGTTGTGTTCGATATTGTTTTCATATCCTCGCAATACGGTACGCCGCCAGCCGCCCATATTTCTAACTTTCCGATCGAACCTCTGCTAACACCCGCCCTATCCGCAAGCACTCCTTGCGCCCAGCCGCGCTTCCTGCGTTCCTCTTCAATCGTGTTCGGGTAACTCTGAAAGCGGAAATTGAATTTTGTGCTTCTCATTTTCCCGCCCCCTTAAATAACCTTGCACGTGATATGCGCTTTGAACGCCTTGCCTTTGATCGCGTCAAGGTACGTTGCGTAATTCGCCCGCACGATCTCCGCTTTCATTGGTGGCGGCAAGAACAGTTCTTCAAAGTCAAGGGCAAATTCAAGATAGGGAATAGCCTTCCGCTTGCAATTCCGGTGCAATGTTCCCATTGTGTAGCTATCTTCTTCCATACCCGCATACGCTGCCGCAAGCGCCGCCATCTGTATGCAATCCGTTCCCAGCACTTCCGTTTCGTAGCCTTCATACGGGTGGCAACCGCCGCCGTGCTTTTTCCTCTTTTTCTTGCTCATCTTGCCGCCGCCTTTCTTGTTCCCGCTATGTACTGCCCGAATTTCTCCGCAAGAACCGCCGCAATATCTGTGCAAGCCGCTTCCTCGCCCTTCGTCATTCCGCTTTTCGGGCTTACTTCCCGCGCCGATACAATCCGGTAAAGCTTTACGTTTTCCGTATAACTCCCGTCCGGCGCTCGCAATCCCATTACGCCCACTTCTACAAGGGCTTCGCCCTCTGCAAGTATTCGCGCCATTGTTACGCCCCCTTTATGCACTCATAACAGCGGAAATATCGCTGTTAATAGCAAAAAAAATATAATCAATGCTTGCTTCCGGAAAGCGTTTTTTAATTTTTTCCATAAACTTTCGTCCCGCTTTGGCGTTTCCTTGTTCTACTTTCTGATACATAGAAAGAGAAACGCCCAATTCTGCCGCCATCTGCTCTTGATTGAACCCGTTTTCTTTCCTCAATTCTCGTAGATTGTTCATAGTATTTCCTCCTTCGCTTCGAGAACAGCGGAAATATCGCTGTTATTGCTATCATTATACACAGCGGAAATGTCGCTGTCAATAGGTTTGATGAAAAATTCAGCGAAAATTTCGCGCTTACTCCTTGAAATCAGCAATATTATTGCTTATAATGGTATTATCCTCGGAGAAGGAGGGCTTTATATGACTTTCGGAAAAGCCATCAAAGAACAGCGGATAAAAAAAGGGTTAACGCAAGCCCAATTAGCGGAAATGCTCGGAAAGGCTGAAAGCACGGTAAGAACATGGGAGCTTGATAGATCAAGTCCAGACCGAAAAGCCTTGTATGCAATGTGTGAAATCTTCGGTATTACGCCGGATTATTTTTTCTATAACACTACGCCGCCCGATAATATGGACGGCGGATTAAAGCATTCTTTCGAGGTAAAAAACAAGGTAACTTCCATAATTGGAAAATGGACTGTCTATCAAGCGCAAAAGCGCCTTCCGCTTTTAGAATTATGCCAAGACCTGTCCGAAGAAGAATTAGCCGAAGTAATCAACTATATTAAATTTGTTCAATCGAAACGACAAGGCGGGAAGGGGGAAGAATAATGCAGCAAGCATTAAACGCGGTCATATACGCCCGCTATTCTTCCCATAGCCAGCAGGAACAAAGCATAGAAGGGCAGTTGCGCGATTGTTACGCCTACGCCCAGCGGGAAGGGCTGCAAGTAGTCGGGGAATATATCGACCGCGCAATCAGCGGGAAAACGGACGAACGCCCCGACTTTCAAAGAATGATCGCCGACGCAAGTAAAAAGCAGTTCCAACGGGTTATTGTTTGGAAGCTGGATCGCTTCGCCCGCAACCGCTACGACAGCGCACATTATAAAGCGAAGCTGAAAAAATACGGCGTGAAGGTTGTTTCCGCTACGGAAAACATTTCCGACGAACCGGAAGGGATTATCCTTGAAGGGCTGCTCGAAAGTATGGCGGAATACTATTCCGCGAACCTTTCAAAGCACGTCCGACGCGGTCAGCGGGAAAGCATTATCAACGGAACGTATTTAGGCGGCGTTCCTCCAATCGGCTACAAGGTGGAAAACAAGCGGCTTGTAATTGACGAACGCACCGCACCCACGATCCGCTATATGTTTGAACAGTACGCGAAAGGCGTTCCAAAGCGGGAAATTATCGCCGAATTGAACGCGCGCGGCATTCGCAACAAAAAAGGAAAGCCGCTTACATTGTCAAGTATGCAAGCGGCTTTAAGGAATGAAAAATATATCGGGATTTACCGTTATAGCGGGCAGGAAGTAACGGGCGGTTGCGAAGCGCTCATAGATGAAGCGACATTCCGCAAGGTTCAAGAACGGCTCGACAAGGTAAAACACGCCCCCGCCGCCGCGAAAGCGAAGATAGATTATCTTTTGCAGGGAAAAGCCTTTTGCGGCTACTGCGGTTCGCGTATGGTAGGCGAAAGTGGGCGCGGGAAAATGGGAAACACATACCATTATTACGCCTGTAGCAAGCGGAAGAAGGAACACACCTGCGCGAAGAAGAACGAAAAGAAAGATTTTATTGAATGGTATGTAGTCGAACAAACGGTTGAATATGTGCTAACTCCGGATCGTATGGACTATATCGCCGCCGCCCTTGTCGCTCAATATGAAAAGGACTTCGGGGACAACCGCATAAAGGACTATGAAAAGCAGTTAGAGCGGATCAACGGTGAAATACGTTCCCTTGTCGATACGCTCGCCGTTTGCCCGCCCTCCGCGCGTCAACCGATATTCGACAAGATGGAATTGCTCGACGTTCAGAAAACCGATCTTGAAATTGATATTGCAAAACTGCGTGTTGCCGCCCGCGTCCAGCTTACCGAAGAACAAATAAAAGTGTGGCTCAAACAGTTTTGTAAAGGCGATCTCGACGATATGGAATTCAGAGAACGTATTATTGACGTTTTTATAAACTCCGTCTACCTGTACGACGATAAGACGGTTATTTATTACAACATCGAAGGCGGGAAGCAGGTTAGCTATATGGAAATGCTCGACAGCACCGAAGAACCGCCCTTCGCGGACGATCCGCAAGGCTCTTCCGGTGTTCGGATTTCAAACGATACGCCCCGCCATTACAATTCAAATCCGAACGCGCCGCGATACATCTTTGTAAACGGTCTGTTCGGTATCATCTGCAAAAGGTGATGAAGAAAACCCGCTCGCCCGAAAGGGTGGAGCGGGTTTATTCTTTCTTCTTGCGGTCTGTTCCAGCCTGTATAGCTGCGTCAATCCCGAAAAGGCAAATAGCCATATCGTTTATAATTTCGTTTCGCCAGCGAATTACCGTTTTTAACCCTTTGTCGATCTGGAAGCTTACTTCTTCCCACGTCATTTCCTGCGCGTCCTCGGGTAGTGGCGTTCCGTCCGCCCGCTCCTTGAAGTAATACAAACGGATAACGGCAAATTCTTTCCGGTCTTTGAACGCCTGTATCACGCGATCCAGCCGCTTGAATTCCTTTGCGGTTAT